ATTGATTTTTTGAGTCATCGTAACAGTCATCGAGATCTACTCCAATAATGTGGTCATCGTCCGTAAAAACGAAGCCTACGCCGTCAAATCGTCCAGTTAGGTATGCAGCCTCAACCGAATGAAAATCGCTCCATGTAGAGCCGTTTGTGGAGCTTGCTGCCTTACCGCTAGGTTGTACTGGTAACTTTGACCAGCGTTTTGTGTCGCCCTCGCCAACTTCTACATAATTCCACAATGTCCAGCGAGGTATTGTTCTTAATGCTAATGGTATGTTTTGAAATAAAACTGGTAGTACTTTCGGTTTCATCTGTTTTCCTCTGTGCCTTTCTACTTATGCAAACTTTACCACAGTTCTATATACCTTCTAGTTATATAGCTTATTACTTTTAGTTATCATTATCCACAGAAGCCATAGAAGACACGGTATAATTCGTATTGGTTCATATTATTTTATTTTATTTTTTTAAATTAAAGAATAAATTCAAAAATACTATGGCTTCTATGGATACCCTGTCTTTTCAGTAGGTTTGCACCCCATAAACCACTACATCTAGTATGTTTTGCTCCAATTTCAGTAAAATGGTGCGCCGCAATACAGACAGTAAAGACAGGATGCAGCGCAACATTATGCCAAAATGGACTCTGCCTTTTTCACAAACCGCTCAATATTTACATTTTCCCGCACTTCAAACAAGTGATAGGTAGTGTCATCATAGTTTGTACCGATACCGTAGGACATGGGTCGACCAGGGAGATTCCATTTAGCCACTTCAAAGTCTTTGACCGGCAACAAATGCACTGGAGCCTTTCTATAATTCCAGCTATCAGTCAACATCTGAGCCACATCGCCATCATAAGTAGCCTTGCATGATGGTTTACCTACCATCCTCCATACCCTACGATTGACGCATAGGAATGATGGAGCCGCAAATAGTCTGGAAGGATCAAGATGGTTTGATGCTTGCTCGTTACCTACCAAAGTACCCCCGCCAGCCAAATTAATACACTGGCCGACCTTCTCGCCACTCAATGGAAGGCAATCGATATCGAAGAAAACCAATACATCAAGATCATCATGCCGATGAATTACCCAATCCATCCATTCGCCATGATCTAACCCATGAATCTTATGTTGACTGATTGGCAGTTTGAAGTGATCCATTACCTTCTTTTGATAATCCACTACTCTGGGATCGATGTTATCCCAGTAAAGTGAAAAGATTGCTGCGTTCATACTTCTACCTCATGACCTAACTGTTTAACCATTTTGTATGACCACTTACGGAAAGCCTCACGATGTTCTGCATCTTGCGGATCCCGGTCATCCCATATCGACTGGATCACAAACTCACCATCAGTATCAAAAAACTCAATACGCAACATGTTGCCGTCTTTGTCATAAATATCAGTTGGAATTAATCTCATTGCCTATCGCTCCTTGCTAAACCACCACTAAAAATATAAGTACCAGTATGGGTGAGTTTTGCCCACGGTGCTGCCCAAATTCTAAAACCATTCTCTCTTGCCAAATCACAGAAGTGATAATCTTCTGATAAGTAACGATTATCGGCTGGTGATATTGATGTATCAAAGATATTAGCAATCAATGTACCGACATCTTGCGGGTTGACCACAGTAAACATATCGTTAGAATACTTCGGTGCTACCTCAGTTAACTTTGCAATAACATCACGCTTAATTAACATAAAGCCAGTACCACCCTTTTCAATCTCGATGGGCTGATCAATACGGCCAGTCGCATCTTTCTTACCAATCGTATTGACTACAAAAGATCCGGTGTACTCATGCAATTTATCTGCGGGTACACCACGCAAAACTGCCGCATGGACTTCATGCCAGTTAATTTCTTTCTTGGGATAGATGCCACAGATCACATCCACATTGGCTCGTGCCATCTGCACGATGTCATATGGTTGCCAGCTAATATCAGCATCAATAAACATCAGATGACTACATTCTGATCTTAAAAAGTCATGAGCCAATCTGTTACGAGCACGAGTAATAAGCGACTCATTTAACATCATAGAGAAATTCATCTCGATACCATTCTGAGCTAACACTGCTGGTGTTGATGTTAAATTGATAGCGTATGTACCAGTACACATACCACCATACATTGGTGTTGCTATGAAGATTTTCGGTTTTTTGTCCATGGGTAATTTCCTTTGTAATGTTCTAAAGTTGCTTGGTTGCCTTGCAAATGCATTGCTTCGTGATGCGGTCTGACTCGATAGTTAATAGTATGTTCACCATTACAATCAAACTCTGGCAAGAGTTTAGCCATCTCGTTGTAAAACAAACGATCCATAAAAAATGAGTCACCAAAAAACTGATACGAATGACGCATTAAATATTTGCGTTTAAAACAATAGCAGTTTGTATCTACAAAATGGTGATGGGGCGAAAATACAGATTGCCACTTACCCAAGCTTTCACAATTGTCTGCAATAACAAAAGTACCATCTTGCCGGACGATGTTACGCAAACTATAAGCCCATTGCAAATCACGCTCTTGAATAAAGTTCACCAACTTTTCAACATGATCTGGCTCAAACCAGTTGTCTTCATCCAAAAACAAAATGTAATCTGCATCAGTCAGCATTGGGAACGCTGCATAGATGCGGTGTCCGTTGTAGCCATCATGCCCAGTATTCTCGGACAGATGGATTACTTTGGTGTTTTTATTGAGGACAAACTCATTGTCGCATCGACCATCTACCACCACTAAATGCTCTACTTCAATGGTCTGATCGGTTACGCTATTAATGGCTTGTTGCACATGCTTTGTGCCAATTGTCGGTGTAATTACTTGGATGCGCATGATACCTCCTCAATTCGTTTTCCAATCCAGCGCATAACTGGTACTGCCATACTGTTACCCATCGCTTTGTAGCGTGGCCCATCGGGGCACTTTGGTTTGATGTTGGTGTAATCATCGGGAAAGCCTTGCAAACGCTCACACTCAACGGGTGTCAATCTGCGTACTGCCATCTGTTGCATCAACTTGGGACCACTGGTATTTGTACCACCGCAAGCTTGGGTTAAGGTTGCAGTTACATTACCATCGATCGCTTGGTTATACACATCGACTGCGTATGCGGTTGCGGTTTGATTGTCGCCCATGTTGGCACGAAGAGTAGGTGTACCATCCCGAACAAACCGAGCTGGGCTACCTTCACGCTTGGCAATTCCAGGTTCAAAGCCATAAGCCACACCATGCACACCAGTTGCATTCAAAGTGTACATTGGGCCATCTTCAGTAAATCCATCTCCGTTACCGCCATTCTCGGGTTTACGGCCGATGGTGTTTTCAGCTAGAGCAATTGGTACATTACCACCACCAGTACCCCAGCGTGCTAATACAGTCGTGCAAGTATCGCCCATCTCCTTGACTCGTGAATCGGTAGGATGGTTCTCGTAAACAATCAAGCCTCGTCCATCTTTGATATCTTGGTTTCCGAATCCTTTGTAGTCTCGAGCAAGGAGGGTTCCGATTGTATGACTGCCATCTGGAGAGCTTCCTTGAGGAGCGGAGGCAACACCTTGTTTCTTACCTCGGCTCTTCGGAGGATTCCGGCGCAAGCTTTCGGACTCAAAAAGAACCTTTGCGGGACTGACCCAGTCTCCAAGACATCCAACAACGAAGACTCTTCTGCGTCTTTGTGGTACTCCAAAGTATTGAGCATCAAGCACCCGATAGCTGAACCCATACCCGAGTTCGACCAACGCCCCGAGGAAGGAACCAAAATCCCGTCCTCGGTTTGAACTGAGGACACCTGGCACGTTTTCCCATACGCACCACTTGGGTCTAAACTTGTCAAGAATTCCAACATAGGTAAGCATGAGATTGCCTCTGGGGTCTTCAAGCCCTTTACGCAATCCAGCGACACTGAAAGATTGGCAAGGGGTTCCTCCAACGAGAAGGTCAATTGATCCATTTAAATTCCACTCCTTATATTTAGTCATATCCCCAAGATTGGGTACATTTGGATAATGGTATGCCAGTACTTCACTCGGGAATTTTTCAATATCCGAGAATGCGACTGGCGACCAGCCAAGGCCATGCCATGCTACTGTGGCAGCCTCGACTCCGCTACAAACCGATAAGTATTTCATTGTTCTCCCTTAAAAAACACATCTAAACTTTCTACTTCATTAGGATCTTCCCAGTTATCCGAGTCACCATAATCGCCTCTCGTTGCACGAAGACGCTCATCGTGTCGGTATCTTGGTTCGATTGCCCACCATGCACTACTTGCCTCTCTGTATTCCACCCAGTCATCGTTGACTACAAACAATGGATGGTTCAAATCTGTAATATGAATGCTATCTAAAAAATCTCGGTGCGGTATGTATTTACTTCTAAAATTGCCATCAGTTTTAACTAGTTTGACTCTGTCTCTTGCGCGTATAAATCTTTTGTACGCTTTGATCTGTTCTTCAGTCATCTTGCCCTTCTTGTTCTAAATGTTCGGAATTAAATATTTCTAAGCTTACTGGCTCTTTACTAATGATGGAATTAATGTACGCAATACGCTTGATGTCGACCCCCAGTTTATTGGCTAACTCACCCTCGCTCGGATCACGGCCAAGTTCTTGGGATAACATACGCTCGGTGTATTTTACCCGTCTAATCTCTTCTGTAATATTTACTGGTAAACGGATTAAGTTCTTGGTATTGGCAACACCCCGATTGACATCGTAGTGTATGAATTTTTTGGCATAAGAGGCAAACCGGATTTTGCCCATCGGTTTCCAGGAGCGGGCTGCATTGATCAATGCCTCATTCCCAAAAGACAGTAAGTCTTCCATCGGCATATTGGAATGCGCCCAGTTGGGCATCTTTTTAATGACTGATACTACAAATCGTAAGTTATGGGTTACCAGTTTTTCCAAGGCACGCTCATCACCTTGGGCAATTTTATCGGCAAGCTCTGCCTCTTGTTCTCTGGTTAATGTGGGAATTCCATAAAGTGATTGTAGATAATCAGTTAACGCATTCTTGCGGTTTTTCAAAATGGGCTATCTCCAAACTGCTCTACCAGCCCATTAAATATTTGGGAAGGTGTGGGGTTTTTTATTTTTGGCAATACAGTCAAGGTGCATCCCGATTGGATGTAAGGTTCACACTCAACGCGGGACGCAAATTTCCGTATCAGTATACCACAATCATACACTAAGTAACGCAACATATCAAATAATATTCTTGATCAATACAAAATCTTTTTTAGGTAAAAAACGCACAATACTATCAGTCGGTTCAAAGTAAATAATGTCTTTGCCAAACCAGTAACACGCTAAGGTTTTAGTTCCCTTGGCATCCGTAGTGTATGCCTCGGGCAAGTTCTTATCAAACTTACAAGGTTGATCGGTTAAGACAGTTACACCACCGATATGGTTCGGTGCTTGAGCATAATCGGTAGCGTAAGCTGGTACGGCCGTGGTTAGGCTGAACGCAACAATAAGGGTAGATAGTCGCATTAGTAATCTCTTTCCACGCAATGAGTCGCACACTCAAACCAATACTGCTCGACCTTATCACGCAATTCTATGGGTGCAGTTTTGGGGTCGATGTCTTGCAATTCTTCCTCCATGCCCATCTGAGAGATTGCCTCTGCCCAGTTACCTTGTTCAAAAGGGTAAAACTCCTCGCCCTCTTTCATTACCTCTTCGACCTTCCAAGCAATGTACTCAGAACGCTCTTCGTATTCATCGTACATATCTTGAATGCCAGACTCTAACCATCCATCGTATCCGTTACCCATGATTACACCTTTCTAATATGAAAATACTCAATGTTGTCACAAACTTCTTCCCAGTTATCAGCTAGATCTTGCTGATTGTAATCTTCCCACTCGCTGGAGCGATCCCGATTGACTTCATCAAGTATTTGTTTGGCATCCCAAATATGGGCAACACCACTATTCAAATCCGTCACAATAAACTTCATTGGCGGGTTGATCAGCTTGTCAATAAACTCTTCAGCGAATTGTTCTTCCCAGTTAATCATACATCACCTCTTCATCAAAAATTAATTCGGCATTTACTTGCCACTCATCACTATTCCAAATCTTAAGCCAGCTCTCTTCACCAACTTCTTGCATGGCTTTCTTTTCTAGAGCGTGAAATATCCTATCATATGCATTGGAATGTAACGGATCAAGAACCGCTACCAGTTCTTTTAATGACAGTTTGACAGTTTTCATACTTCCTCCTCTTCCTTGTCTAATAAAATTACATGGGAGTTATCGTAAACCACTTCCCCCAAAAATGTATCGGGCATCAGATAAGAGTCATAATTATTAGCGATCATATAATCGTCTGCCTCTTCTTCGGTCATGCGTGGTTCCACATGGTCAATACTATGAATGATTACCATCGGGGTAGCATCACCCCCGACAACAAA